TTTGAATACTAAGTTGTTCTACTCCACAATTTACAATATTAATATTTGAATTATATTTCAAAGCATATTCTATATAACCTTGATCATCATCGCATAATATCATACAATTAGGATTTGTTATACCTAAATTATTTGCAGTTTTTTCAAGTGCAAAACCTTTTAGATATCCTGGATGTTGGTGTAAAAGTTTAGAATAATATCTTTTACCTGATTTTCCCATTAATACTTGACTACCTACATTATTGAACGTTATTTTTTTTTCTTTATGAATAAAATCGTAAAGATTTTGAGGCATCCAATGAAAAGTAAGAAGATTTTCCATAGAATAACTACGATTAGCTGTGCATATTCCAACTGCAAAATTTTTATCAATACATGCTTGAACTATTAAAAAATTATAACTTGAGTTATTAGATGTGAGAGTACCATCTATATCAAATAGAACCAATCCATTATATTTTTTACATTTTTCAATTTTTTTAAGAATGTAAAATAATGAAAAATATAATGGATTAAGAAATAAACAAATAATTCTAAATATAATTATCATTATCATTTATTTAATCTCTCTATATTTAAATCTTGATAAATATAAAAGATTAATGAATCACGATATTATTAATATTGCAAACATTAGAAATCAGATTGATAAAAAAAAGGGAAATAAACCTTATGTTGTCACATCAGAAGATTGCAAACAAGTTTTAACAGATTATGATATTTTTCCTTATACAAGATATTTTCGGGGAGTTGCAACTTTTCCCGAACCTATTGTTGCAGAAAGAGAAGCTGGATTTATGATAAAAAATAATAAAATTATAGTTTTTGAAAAATCAGATCCTTATCCAAATCATTGTTTTCAATCTTCTTGTAGTACTGTTCGTCCTTGCAAACCAAAACCTGTTATGGATGAGTTACACGAGGATTTTCACTCTTCAAATATTTTACAATTTCGTTAAATTTAATTAAATTTCCTTAATTAAATTTTCTTAATTAAATTTCCTTAATTTTTGTTAAATATAAAGTGTATATAAAATATGCAAAAAGTAGAAAAATTAACATTGTTTTTATAATTGTTGATATATTATCAGTTTCTAAAGTTGATGGAGAGTAACCAAGTGGACTCATACTATCAGGATTTCTATACATTTTTATTATTAGGCAAGAACTAATTTTCAAAATTTACTTTTCCATTTTGTGGGTTTATAATAAATTTGTCACGTTTTAGTTCTCTTTTTTAAAATTAAGATATTATGAATATTGTTTATCATCCTCCCTGAGGAGAAAAACTCGGAGAACTCACAGGAGAACTCACATTAGAACTCACATTAGAACTATCAGCAGACCCATGCTTTACATTTTCATGAACTTTGTGTGTGCCTGTTGCGAATTTTTTATAACCTTCATAACCAAGATATAAAAAACATGCACAAGCAGCAATTACACTTAAAGGTATTAAAATTGAAGTATATGTTCTAGAATGTTCACATTCATTGTGAATTACACAAGCTAAACCAGTAATTGCAATATTAATTAAAAGCAATAGTACAACAAAAACATTACCCATCATGGATTCTTTTTCAGTAGATTTCAATTGACAATTAAATGCTAAAATAGTAATAGGAATACAAATTAAAGCGGTGCCCATTACAATAAGACCTCTAAGTGCGTTTTGAGAATTAATACTACAATCAACTAATGTACCTGCGATTTTAAAAGAAAAAATTGTTATAACAAGACCAATAACAAATATTAGAGCCATAAAAACACTCGCTGCGATTTTCATTTATTATTCTATAAGAGAATAATAATAAATATTTTTTTTACATTTTGCAATAAATACATAAATTATGATATTTCCAAAAGTGCTAATTCTTCTTCAAAAGAAAGATTATCTTCATCCTCATTTGCAAGTGGGACTAAACGTTCTTCAATTTTATCAAAAGCAGTTCTAATTATAGAAAGAAAAAAGTAATATACATCTCTCATAAAATCAGCTGTCAAACCAGACATAATTACTTTGCCACTGTGAAAAACTAAAAATGTATTATGTCTATCAGCTTGCAATTTGACTTCTTTTTCTTTTGGAGAAAGAATATTAAGATACTCTTCATATCTAGTCCAAGATTCTGTCCAAGTTCCATCTTTTTCAATTATTTTTTTAACTTTCATAGTTGTAATATCTTTGTCTAAAGGAACTTTAATATTTACACCAGTATAACCAAAAGATGTTTCCAATAGACAATGAAACTCTTTTTGTGTACACATATATCTATTTAATTTTTCTCTGTCAACAATAAATCCAACTGAAAAATCAATATTTCGCATAGAAGGAATAAAAATGGCTTCTAAATTACTTCCTCTTGTAAAAGTATAAATATCATTATATTCTTTTATGTACTCCCAAATATATTTAACACATTGATCTGCATGTTCATGTGATTTACAACCAGTCATTTGAAAGGTTCCATTTCTACAAACTTTAAAATTAATGGGTTTGTCTAAAATAATCACAACTGTAACAGAATTGCGAAACCATTTCTTTTTCTTTCCAGTTTTCGTTTTTTTGGGTTTTAACTCAACACCTCTAATTTCGTTTTCATATTTGACCGTTACTATAGAACCTGGCTTAATAAATTTATTTTGATCAATCTGATCGCATTTCTTCTTTCTACCTCTTTTTTTCGGAGTAACAACGTAAGGAGTAATAGGTAGTTTTTTATATAATTGATCAATTTGTATATTCAGATTAGTATTAGCGGTAAATGTTTTGGTTGATACTGTAATATCATCAAAGTTTGGAAACACTAAAGTAGAACCTGTCTTAGATGAGATCATTTTTATTACTTAAAGAAGATTTCTTTAGACACCAATTTTATTTTTGCGTAATTAATTAAATCAATTAATTAAGTCAGAGAATGAAAAATTATAATATACTTATATTATAAAATGGATAGTCAAGAAATATATTGTAAGAAATTATTAAATACTTATAACGCTTCATTTATTTCCAAACTAGATGAAGATTTACGGAATGCATTTAAAGACCAAAGGATTGAAGGAAAAAAATGCACTAAAGTAAATACTAGGAAAGTATTAAAACAACTTATATTTAATCATTTTAACAAAACAGATGGTGAGTTTATTACTGACTTTATTACTGGTCCTTTAAATTTAACAGTTCATTATTCTGAAAAATTTCAAAAAATAATATATATTTTTGGAGAAAATCACGGAGATAGTCTAGATTGTCCATCACAACTTGAAAAAAGATCAAAAAATATATATGAATATTTAAATACAGTAGTCAGAAACAATGATGCTTTTATAGATTTTCTTATAGAGGTTCCTATTATCTTTAATGATGAAAGCGATGATCCAAAAGTCTCGTACGAAGAAAAATACTTCTCAAAATCACAGGAACATTTAAATGTTCTTGGTGATAAATTTATAGACTGTTTGGAGAAAAAAGGAACATGTGAATCAACATGTCGGGTTCAAGCTATAGATATAAGACAGATAATAGGAAATGTTAAAACGAATATAATGTCTTTATTTATTAATAAAATTGATGGATATTTAAAAAGTCCGTGTGTTCAAAATCTTTTCAATAAAGATGTGTCAAAAAATCCGAGAATCGCTTTAAATTATATTAAGATATTAATTGAAATGTTAAATGATAATATAATACAGGTTGTCATTAACACATTTGCAGAAAATAATGATAAAGACTTTACTAAGTTTTGGGAAGAACAATGTGATCATTTTAACTATTTGTACGAAGTTTTAGAATCAAAAACGTGGAATCCAATATTTGTTTTTATTAAAAATGAAATGCTTATTGTATCTGAGAAATACAAACAAACTATATTTGAAGCTTCCCGTATAATCAAAAAAGATTACACAGAAATCAAAACATGTTCAAAGGAAATAGAAATACAAAAATATATTGATGATCTAACAAAAATTTATATAAACATACGTACATTATATTACAATGTAATAAATGTAAACCGGTTTATTATGGACATATATACAATGTATCTTGTATTTAAAACATATGAAGATCATGAAGTAAAAGAAGCACATAATATAATTATATATGCTGGTTTTCTTCATTCTCAAACATATAGAGATGTTTTAGAAAGTATTGACTTTCATCAAATAGGAAATATGGCTGGTGAAAGAGTTGATGATAAAAAGGTAGGTACTCTTGATGAAAGAGTTGATCAAATAGACGAAATGACTTGTAAAAAAGTTGATGATAAAAAGGTAAAGCCAAAACAAATTTTGTCCATGTATTGTATAGATATGAAAAATATAAAACAACCATTCTTTTCTGATTGGCCACCTACAGCACCACCAGATCCAGATACAACTTAATTCTGTTTTAATCTTGTAGTCAAAAATTAAGAATTATTTTACATAACTTTTAAATTGATTTTTAATTTCTTTTTATAAAAAGAAATTAAGCATGACATTCTCTAACCTTGAAAAAACAATCTCTATAGAGCAGGACAGACCTAACAGATCTAAATCAATAAAAAGTTATTCAAATGAAGAAATTGATGCGATTAATAAAGAATATGACTTACAATATGAAAAGACAAAATAGTATATATTTTTATATGATAATAAAAAATCTATTTTTCATAAAATATATATTATTTTAATATATATTAAATGCACATACCAAGAATAATACATAACATTTGGATTCAAGGTTATGATCAGTTGTCAGAGGACATAAGAGAGAAACACTTAAAAATTAAGAAAATAAATCCTAATTGGGATTTCATAATATGGGACGAGAGAATGATTAAAGAAGTAATCAAAAAACATCCAAAAATTTATAATGTTTATAAGAATATTGACAATTATTCTGGAGTAATAGGTGACATGGCCTCGAAAAGTGATATTGCTAGGTGCGTCATAATGAAGGAGTTTGGTGGGATATACTATGATTTAGATTTTGATTGTATCTCTCCGTTTGATGAATTATTTGATGACAAAGAAGAATCATCTACTATTTACATAACGAATTCTAAAATACAGTTGTTAGATTATATTTATCCTTTCAGAAAACCAAAGTATTGTGCTTGCTTCATGGCTTTTGAAAAAAACCATGCTGTTTGGGACAAAGTTTTCAAAAATATTTTAAATTCTAAAAATAAATATGATATTGGACACGCGCTTGATAAAACTTTACAAGCTAACGAAGACACATTAAAAATTGTCATTTTAGAGAAAGTGAAAGGTCATTATTCGTGCTCAAGTAAAAATAAAATATGTTTCACTCCTGTTAAATCTTCATGGAATATTTATAGACCTTTACTAAAATATTTAAACTGTAATTACAAACAAATTACTCTTGTTATCGTGATCTTTCTTATACTTTGGGCATTGAGATGCAACAGGATCAAGAAATATATTTATTAAGAATACTAGGTTACGCTGTCTAGATTTAAAAAAGCGTCTGTACAAACATCAACTTGATCCAGATATACATTTTGTAAAATTTTTTAATGAAAAAATTCTGCAAAACAAATAGATGATGGAACATTTTTTAACTAACAATGATTAAGCACATCTTTTTTCACAAAAAAATGAATGAATTTTCAACTTTTCAGCCAAAATATGAAGTAAAATTCCTATTATAAAAATAATGTAAATTGTTTTCATTTTATGTATTCTTTTTATTACATTGTAAAATAATACAAATACAATTCCTTCTAATACACATTCTACAAGTAACATATGTGTATATTTAGATGAAAGTAAAGTATTTGATTGTTTCTTGCAAGCGTATCCATAGTTGCAATAATAAGTATGTATTTGCAAAAACCATCCCAAGAAATGCTTTGCAAAGCCTGTTAAAAAAATTAATAAATTAATGTCAACTTTTATTATTTTGTTTAAAATCAAAAATATTATTGAGCTATACAACCCAACGAAAAAAGATTCGAAAATATAATGCATTTATTATAATATATTTTATTATAATATATTTTATAAACTTTATTATATATTTATATATTAAAATGAGTTCATATAAAGTAATTTTATTTGTATTTTTAATTCTAATACTAATACCAAGTTTTTTTCATTGCATATTTTATAACAGAGTGCGAAAACGAACACCTTTTATAAACAATAAAAATATGATTGTAGTAACAACTACAATGCCAAATAATATTATATCTGACAAAAGAAGAAACAATATTGTTAAAATGTTTAGTGACTCAAAAGTTTCTATTTTACTTAATCATGGAATTAGTAAAAAAGATAATAAAATGAGTACATACGATATTACATTTTTAACAATTAAAAATAGTATTGAGTTGTTTAATAAAACTTCCTTTGAATATGCAATAATTTGTGATGATGATTTTTTCCCGATAAACAATTTTATAGAAGAACTTAATAAAACAGTTCAGCTGTTACCTGATGATTGGCGTAGTCTCCATCTTTGCCCTGGATATCTTTGGGGAAGAGAATTTAGAGATGAATCGAAAATAGGTTCGCTAAATATAGAATCATCAATTGATATAAAAGATATGGAATATCATGAATCTGGAAGATTTTATGTTAATTGTAATGGTAACTTAAATGCATCACGAGAAATGTGGCTTGGAGGTCCAATTGCATTTCTGATTAAAAAGGAAGATTCAACCGAATTTTTAAAAGAATTTACTGAAAGATTTAAAAAGATCAAAGAGCCGAATGATGTTATATTGACAAAAATGTTAACTAAAAAAGATTTTATATGTCGTTCACCTCAACTTGGTTATGAAAAAGAAGAAGGTGGTACTACATTTTAAATAAAATTTAGATTAAGTAGCTCAGTTTTCGGCTAGTGTAATTAATTATTTAAATACTCTATTTCAAAAGTACTAGTAACCGTTAGTTGATGAAACTGGTCTAATATTACTACTGTTTACCCATATATTGGACCCATCTAGTAGCGGATATTAAAAGAAATCATTATGTTTATTTTAAATTTTAAATACTAACTATTCAAATTGATGGACGTAATGCAAAGATATTATCAGACAATAGAGAGATATTATTTGAAAATTTTGGTAAGATTAATTTTTTTCCAATCTCATATGCTGACGAATTAACATTTCAATCAATATAAAATTATGATACAAACTTAATTTCTTCACTTTCTTGACTTTTAGAAGAAAACAGATAAAAACTCAGATATACTAAAAACTGATAAGAAAGAAATCGAAACATT